TTAAAAAAGATCTCTAGAGACACACCTACTATACAAATAAAGAGAGGGGTACATGAATAAAAAAGACTATAAAGGATTAAAGAAGTTAAGAGCTGTGAACACACGTACACCAGAACATAAATGCTCCAACTGTAAGTGCTTACGTTATTCTCCTTGCTATTGTACAAAAAAGGATAATTAAATGAATGGAAGAGACAATATATTAATTCATATAATTTTTCTTATAGTAATAATACTTCTCACTTTAGGGTGAGTATAACTCAAAACTGATGCCTAAACACGCAAGAGTAGGGCTAATACATCATTATAGAGGCGAAACATCAGATTGGAATACATAATAAATCTAACAACTTGTAAGTAAACGGAGGGGTAGGATTCGTTTTCTTGGTACAGTACGTAGTATAAATCAAAGGAGATAACCAATATGTCAACAGAGGTAATTCCAACATTCAACAAGGTTGTAGTAAAAATCAATCCTAAAGAAACAACTTCCCAGGGAGGTATTATTCTGCCTGATGCAAGTCAGGAGGAGAAAACCGAAGGGGTAGTGGTAGAGGTAGGATGGGAAGTAAAACGCATCGTGAAGGGTATGACAGTATTATTCGGTAAATACGCAGGAGATAATATCACTGTAGAGGGTGAGGTAAGGAAGATTCTCAAGGAAACAGAGATATTGGCTATTATACGCAAGGATGTCTAATAAACGTCATACCAAACCATTATGCAGAAGATGTATACGTGGCTATAGGAAAGTACTAAAGATGCTTCAAAAGGAGATAGCAAAAAATGCCAAAAAAGCCTAAAGGATATGGAAAGAGTGGAAGGCCAAAGCCTAAAGATATTAAGAATCTAAAGATAGCAAAGGATATTATTCAAGGGAAAGAACTGTCTGATATATACCTAAAAGCCCATCCTCTGTCCAGTGAAGCTAGTGCTAAGAAAAACTCACATAGACTAGTGACAGAAGAGGTTATGGACTTAGTGAAGAATTTGCTACAAGCAGATAAGGCAGCAGAAACAACAAGGGCCAATCTAGAGAAGATGCTGCACGTAGTAGTGGCTAGGTACTTAAATAAAGAGGAACATGGGGCTGTCTATGTAGCAGCCATTAAACTACTTAGTCAACTAGTGCCTGATTTTAAAGATAGGCATGAAGTAGATAATGTAGATACGAAGTCAGAAAAAGAGATTGATGAAGATCTTAAAAAATATGGCTTTGATCCTGAGAAATTTGGACGTAACTAATGACCTATCTCCCTCTAGCCTACAGAATTTGCGATGAGGTTTATGATGGGCATATGCTAATGATGTTTAAATTATTTGATGAAAAAGAAGGGCTTTATCATGCCCATTGTCTTATCTGTGATAAGGATTGGACAATGGATGAGAGAGATTTAGAAACTCTCGTTAAAGAATATAGAGAAAGGAAACGAAAGAGGAATGACTCCAGAGGAAAAACGTAATCTTCTAAAAACTCTTAAAGCTAAGGCAAAAATACAGAAGGAACGTATTCGTACTTTTGTAGGTACAGTTATTCAGGTAGCCATCCTTCTTAGTAGAGCAAAAATTCGCATCGTGACAGGTGGTAATAGATCAGGCAAATCTGAATGTGGGGCAGAAGATACAGGAATAAAGTCTACTCATGTTATTCCAGATTCTTTAATAAACCAGTATCCTACCGATTTATTAAAAATTGGTAGGTTATGGTGTTCTTCTCTAGACTATGCAGCAAGCAGAGATATTATTAAAGAGAAATTAGATAAAATCCTTCCAAAGCGATTAATTCGTACTTATAAATTAGATGATAAAATATATTATTTCAACGATGAACGTATAGAGATTGGATTAAAATCCTGTGACTCTGGACGTAAAAAGTATCAAGGAACCAGTAGAATACAAGTTTGGATGGATGAGGAGCATCCCCAAGACATTTATGATGAAATTTATGAGCGTACCACAGACTGTTCAGGACAAATTATATTCACCTTTACACCAGTAGAAGGACTTACGTGGAGTTACACAAAACTCTACCAAAAAGCCAAACGTATTTATTTTACAACCAATAAGCATGGAATTAAGGAAGAAGTAGGTATTATACATACTATAGAAGAACTGAAACTGTTACAGGATAGAAAATTAGAATGTAGAGAGAATACAGACGGTGAAGCCGATCCAAATATTGAAGTCTTTATAATGTCCAAGTACGATAACCCCTATCTACCTATACAAGAGATTCAAAATAGTGAGCGCAAGTATAAGGATAATCCACCAGAGTATAATGCACGTATTCTTGGGCGATTTAGTAAGATTACTAATAGATGTGTATTTTCAACAGAACGTCTGCTCATTATGCAAGGTAAATGTAAATCTAAGTTTAAACGTGGGGATATTGAACAAAAGCAATTTAAACTAAGTAAGACAGGGAATCTAGTCACTTTTAAAGATAAAAAGCCCGTTGGTGAAGGGCATTATATCATTGGAGCTGATGTAGCAGAGGGTTTAGAAACAGGTGACTATTCGGTTGCACAAATCTTGGATCATAAGACCTGTGAACAAGTTGCGATATGGAGAGGGCATGTCTCACCTGATAAATTTGCGAGTATATTAATAGAGTTAGGAAGATACTACAATAATGCCTGGTTAGCTCCAGAGCGCAATTTTCACGGTTTCGGGGTAGTCAACCGCATAAGAGATCAAAAATACAATCGCTTGTATAGCGAATATGACATACCTCAAGAAACCATTAAACAAGGTGGAGCAACAGGAGTTAAAAAGTATGGATGGGATACAACAGCAAAAACTCGTCCTATTCTTGTACAGGATTTAAGTACGTTTATTTCCGAAGGACATGTTATTATTAATGACCCAAATACCATAGACGAGTTATTTACGTTTGTCTATGATAAAGATGGCTATACAGGGGCTTTAAGAGGTTGCTTCGATGATCGGGTCATGGGTCTTGGAATTGCAATACAAGTATTTAGACGTAAATCAATTCCAGTGATTCAGAATAAAACACCAAGTCAACCCTTAAAAATTGATCCAATAACAGGATACCAACTCTAATATGACTATTTCAAAACAATCAATCGAAGAAGAAGCAGTAAAACTAGTACAATCAACTAAAAAGCATTTTGAGCAATTGCGAAAAGACAGTGGAAAGACAGCCGAATGGTTGGCTGCTGAGAATTCCTATTTTAATGGTACTAAAGATTTTTACGATGGTGTAGCAAAGATTAGAGTTCCTGTATTACATCAAGCAGTAGAACGTATTGTACCTAAAATGGATAAGGTGGTATTTCCTCCTGATGGTGAGTTTTTTGCAGCACAAGCAAAAGATCATAAGGATGACATATCAGTAGAAGATGCAGAAGCAGTTACAGCGTTAGTTAAACAACAATTTAATGATGTAGAAGTTCGTAGTAAACTTATTGGTGTCGATAGATCCTTAGCTACTTATGGTACAGTATTTTTAACTACTTTTTGGGATAAGAAGGTTAAACGTAGATTTAAACGAGTTGAAGGTGTTAGAACAGAAGTTTGGGATACAGTATTTGATAATCCTGATTTCTATTCTCCTTCTATTTGGGATGTCTATATTGATCCTAGAGATGAAAACCTACAGGGAGATTTAATTGAACGTGTTGTTAAAAACTACCATGAATTATTCGCATTACGTAAACGAAAAGAGAATGGCGAAGATTTAGGTATTTACGATAATGTAGATCAATTAAAAGAATTGTCTTTAAAACAAGAGGAAGATTCAGAGAAGAAAGAAAGTCAAGAAAGAATCGGTTTAGGGAATCATCAATATGGCCCCAATGAACAAAAGATTGAATTGCTAAAGTTTTGGGGTAATGTTCCTACTTGGTTATTAACTGGTAAGGAAGAAGATAGAGAGAATAAATTGGTTGTTGAAAATGCCCTTATCGAAGTTGGTGCTGTAGGAGATAAGGCAGTATTGTTACGTATTATCGACAATCCTTTCGATCACGTAGAAAAGCCCTACATTAAGGGTAGATACCTTAAAGTAGACGGTCAGGCATATGGACTTGGCGTTATGTCTGTTAATATTCCATTAGAAGCAGAACTAAATACCTTACGTTCTCAATTAATGGACTTACGTTCCTTTATCTTAAAAAAGAAATGGTTGGTTGATAGACAAGCAAATATTGATGAGTCTCAATTAAAAGATCTGCATAATTCAGTTATCTATACAGATGATTTATCTGGTATGAAAGATGTAGCTCCAATTGATTTTGGAGCAAGTGCATTACCACAAGAACAAATTATTAAACAAGACGTACAGGATAGTACAGGAGCTAGTAAACTATTGAGTGGTACTCCTAGTGGTTCTAGTTTAGATAGAACAGCAGCAGGAGTAGCGACTGTCGTTTCTGGTGGTTTAGAACGCTTTGAACTGGTGGTTACACAATTCCAGGAAGATGTATTAAAACCATTGGTAAGACATTTTTGGCAATTAGACCAACAGTTTCTTCCTGAAGGCAGGGATGTTGCTCTGGTAGGTCGAAGAATTATTAGAGTTAATCCTAGTGAAATTCCTTTGGAAGGGTTTGATTTAAACTTCTTAGGAATTAGAGAATTAGGAGAAAAGGAATTTAAAGTTAATGCGTTGAATATTGCTATGCAAAATATAATTCCTTTTGCTCAATATGGACTTGATCCTACACCAATTCCTTTAGAGTTATTAAAGCTCTTAGGTTTAGGTCATTTAACAAAAGAAATTGATAAACGTCCAGAAACACAACTGGAAGAAACACCAGAAGGTGAAGTTCAACTATTACAGTTAGGTAAGAATGTTCGTATTAATTTGAATGACGATCATATTGCATTTTTAAAGGCTTATGAACAATTGACTCAGAAACAATTTACTTCTGATCCAATTACAAGCATGGCAGAATATGCAACAGAGTTTATACAAGCAATCCAAGCAAGTCAGCTTCCAGAGAATGTAAAGGTTAATCTGAGAGAAGCTGTTGGACAACGCTTATCAGTAATGCGAATGACACAAACAGGAGTTAAAACAACACCTAATGTTGAATAAACCTAAAATAGGAATAGATTTATTAGATCCAAAACTTGTTGATATAGAAGAATGGAATCTTTTAATTGAGTTTAAAGAATTTAAAAAGTTAGAAGAGTTTATCCATTCTCAAATACTTAGACATAATAGAATGATTAAGCAATTAGGAAAGGCTCCTACACAGGATAACCTTACTGAAATTGCATGTAGGTTGGCTCGTATTGATGAGCTAGAAACACTTTTCCATAAAAAAGAGCATTACATTAGGGAAAAGTTAAAAGTCGAAAAGGAGAAACAATAGTTATGGCTGACAAAGACCAATCTGAAAGTAACTCTGATTTGTCAAAGATTGAAGATTTTAAGAACGCAAAACCTGAAGATCAATTAGCGTTTTTAAAATCCAAAGCTGAGACAACACCAGAACAAGACGAGCAGAAGTCTGAAAAAGAATCGGAGGAAGAATCAACTGAGGAAAAAGAAGATGTTTCTAAAGAAGATCAAACTTCCGAAGATAAGGATGAATCCTCTGAAGAGGAAGACGAAGAAACTGAAGAAGAGGATAAATCCGAATCTGAATCCACCGACTCCACGAAAGACAAAGAGACAGAGGAGACAGAGGACAATCAGACGAAAGATAGTTTAGAGGATAGATTTTCTAAACTTGAAAAATCTAATAAAGCCTTGCAAGCTGAATTTACCAGACGTTCTCAAAAGATTAAAAAATTGGAGCAAGAGAATACCGATTTAAAATCTAACAAGAAAGTTGACAGTAAATCAGAGCAAGTGCAAAGTCGTATTTTAGAACAGTTGAAAGAAAAAAATCCTGATGCTGCAAAGATCTTTGAGGAATTTGGCAAAGAACTGATGGAACAAATGCAGAATAAATTAGGTAAGGATGTAGAGAAGTTAAAATCGACACTTTCTAAAAACGAACAAAATACAAATATTGAGCATTTCAATAGCCAGCTAACAGAATTCTTGAGTTCTAGTCTAGCTGGATTGGAAACTGAATTTAATGTATTATTAGACGAGAGATTTCCAACAAATGAGGATTTGATAACAGAGGCTTCTAAGAATCCTAGACTATTTGAGGATCTGAAGAAGGATGTTATTAATGACAATCTGGAAAAAGCAGCAGGACTACTCTCTCGCAAAAAGTCGATTGTTAAAGAAAAAAAGAACAAAGATCGGGATAAAGAGATTGCTGATTCGAAAGGATCTGGTAAGTCTCGTACTTCCGTAAAAACGAAGGATAATCTTGATCTGAAGGAATTTAAGAAATTAAGTATGGATAAGCAAGAAAAGATCCTAAGAGAACATGGAGCTTGGAAGGCTTAAATAAAAATTTCGTGGAGGTTTTACTTAAATGTCAACATTAAATGTACAGGTAAGTACGGGTTTTACCGATCATATTATGGCTTTTCTGGAAAAGAGATTTTTGGATATTCTTCGTTCAGAATTGCATTTAACTAAGTTCGGTATGCCTAAGATGCTTGCTCAACATCAAGGGAAAACAGTGAAATGGAATCGTTTCAATAATATCGCTGCTTCCGTTGAAGCTCTGACTGAAAGCGTTTCACCTGACGGTGTTAATCTTTCTTCGGCTGCTGTAACGGCAACATTAGCAGGATATGGTCAGTTTGTTAGTATTGCAGATTATTTTCAAATGTCTGCAATTAATGATACCCAATTGGCAGCAGTAGATTTATTGAGTTATACGGCTGCGCTTAGTTTGGATTCATTAGCTCGTAACGAATTGGACACAAACGGTACTCAGAATTATGCTGATTCGGCCAATAATGATACTAAAGCCAAAGTAGAGGCTGGTGTAGATAATATTGGGTCGTTGGAATTGAAGCAAGTTTTAAAGAATATGCGTAAAAATGATGTTCCAGCTTTTGAAGATGGAAACTATCGTGGAGTTATTCATCCATTGATGGAATTCGATTTGATTTCAGAATCTGGTGCTTCAGACTTTGTACTATTAGCATCTAATACGTCGAACAAGATTTCAGAAAAAGGCGAGATTGGAACAGCTTATGGTATTAAGTTAGTTCGTAGCACAAATATTCGTGCAGATGAAACAGAAACTAATACGTATGGTAATATTTTTCTTGGAAGAAATGCGTATGGTACTGTTGATTTACAAAGTGCAGGATTGAAAATTATCCGCAAACCTTTCGGGTCTGCTGGTACGGAAGATCCTCTTGACCAAAGGGCAACCATTGGTTATAAGGTGTATTATGCAGTAAAAGTGTTGGAAGCCGTTAGAGCGCAGATTTTGTGGGCGTATAACGCTGGTTAATAAGTATTATATAAAGGGAGGGGTTAATTCCCCTCCCTAATCTATGGAGGAACAAATGAAAAAATTGTTATTTGTTATTCTAGCTGTTATGGTGGCGTTTGCTCCTACGGCTAGTGCGACTTATACGGAAAGAGGAACAGATATTGGCCCAACAGGTATTGTTTTCGAAGGTGCAACTGAAGATGCCTTTAAAACAACTGTAGCAATTACTGATCCTACTGTTGCTCGGACGATTACTATTCCTGATTCTAATCAGACTGTTGGTACTGCTTCAACTGTTGGTAATGATACAGTTGGTGCAGATCAATTAGCTGATGAAGATCTTGGGGAAGTTGTGGTAGCAAGTGGTGTTGTCTCAATTGATGATGATGTGATTGATGCTGATACGCTTGCAGATGGCGATTTAGGTGACGTAAGTGTTTCAAGTGGTGTGGTATCTCTTGATGCTGGTGTTTGTGTCTATGGTACAGAAATTGTAACCTTTGTACCTGCTGACGGTGCGAATACAGCATGTGATACGACTTGTGGAGTTGCTACAGCAGTTGTAGCATATGATGCAGGTACGAGTGCTTTTGTTGCAACCAATGATGCTTCCGCAGATTCTTGTGTTTGTGATGGAGCAACATCATAAAGAATAAGTTTTAATTAGAGGGGTTGAGCCTACTTTTTGGTAGGCTCTCTCCTCACTAGAGGATAAATATCCATGTCTAAAAATACACAACAAGTTGAATGGAGTGATATTGAATATTCTGAAGAACTAGGTGTATCTAAAGAGGCATTAACAATAGTTACAATTTTTACTAATAATTTCACTTTTCCTGTTCTTATTTCTCAAATTGTTGCTACTGGTAATGCAGATGCAGAGTTTCAGGTATTCTTTAATTCAACTCTTAAAGCTAAGTTTAGAACGGCTGAAGGTGGAGATAGAACAATGGATTTATCTCTTAGTGTTCCATTTAAACTTAAAGTTGGTGGAACCATAGAAGTTAGAGTAACGCATTGGGATAGTTTTCAAGCAGACTTCAATGCTTCAATCTTTTATCATAAGGAATAGTTAATGGGCGATTTTAGATCAATCCAACTTGTAAGACTAATTAGCATGTTTAAAGTCATTTGGACTTTAACTGCTGATTTTGCTAAAGCTACATTAACTAATATTATTGATACTAATGATGAAATTAAACCTGATGAAGTTACTGATTTAGATGATGATATTGATTATGAAACAGCAGGAGAATATACTCTTTCTGATGGAGCAAAAGTAGAGGTATCAGGTGGAGAAGCTAGATTAAAAGCCACTGGTGGTGAGGATAGTGATTGGCCTTTTGATACACCAGCAAATTATACTTATGTAGGTGCAGATATAGACGTAGTAGGAGGGGAAGCTAGATTAAAACCACAAGCAGCAAATACTACTTTTATTGCTTCCTATAGATATAATACAAATGGAACTTATGGTGTTGGAGATATAACAGGTACAGCAGTATGTGGGGCAAGTGTTGTATCAAATAAATTAGATTTATCTTATAATGACTTAAGATATGTAGACTATGATGCGGTGGATAATGCAGACAGTCAGCAAGTAGGCTGTATTAGATTTATTTTAACTCCTAATTATACAAGTCCACCATCAGTAACTAGAGTATTTCTAAGTATAGGAAATGCAACTGGTTCTCTAGCTAATCTTTTACAAATACAACAGCAGAATAATAGTAATTTAAGATTTGTTATGTATGATAAAGATGATAATTTAGTTGTACTTCAAGACACTTCTCAAAGTTTTACGGCAGGGATTTCGTATGAAATTGAGTTTAATTGGAATTTAACTACAGGAGCAAATAGAATATTTGTGGATGGTGTTCAGTTAGGTGCAACAGAAACTTCTACAGGAACTAGGGATGGAAATATCAACTTTCTTAGAGTTGGTTCTAATGGAGCAGCTACAGGTGCGTCTGATTTTAAAATAAATAATGTTATAGTATTTGATGCTGTTCAACATACATCAAATTATACTCCTAGTGCATTAGAACCTTTTCTTACAACTGATCCTGATATTATTCCAAATACAGGTTTAGCTTTTACTGCTGCGTTAGATCAATTTGTAGAAACTGCTACAATAAACGGAAATGATGAAATTAAATACCAAGTTAGTAGTGACGATGGTACAACATTTAAATGGTGGAATGGAAGTGCTTGGATAGCAAGAACCCTAACATCTGTTGTAACAGCAGTAAATACTACAGTAGGAAATGTGGATGCAGGTAATCTAGCCTCTCTCCAAACTTTAGACGCAAGTACCTATGATGTTTCTGAAGTTGGAGGAAATCCAGGTTTTACTATTGAAATGAATATGGCAAACGTAGATGCTGCTGGCCCTGATAACATAGTAATTCATGGTTATTATGATGGAGGACATACAAATGTAGATGTAGATATTTGGGATTATAATTTGGGTTCATGGGTTACACTTGGACAAATGGCAACTAGTGGTGGTTCTGTGGTTGAACAATCTTTTGCAGTTACTGGAAGTAAATCTGACAAGGTACAAGATGGTGTGGTTCAAACTCGTATAAACCATGATGAAATGGGTAATGCTTCACATAATATTTTTCTTGACTATGTTTATGCTGACGCTATTCCGACAGATGGATGGTGGTATGATAATGAATCAAATAGTGCGACAGACGTAAATACAAATATTGGCTCCTTAGCAAATAGCGGAACATTTAAGTTTAAAGCCTTTTTACACAGTTTTGATGGTGAAGATACTCCAAGATTATCAAATATTTATGTTGCTTCACCTTTGATGTACTCAACAACGGATAATTTATATATTGATACAAAAGATACAGGTCAAATTGATGCAACAGATGTTATAGCTTGGCTAACAACTACTTTTACTGAAAGTAAACCTGCTAATACAAGTATTCGGGTAATGTTTTCAAATGATGGTAGAGTAAGTTGGTTGAGTTGGAACGGAAGTAGTTGGGCTGCTCCTGCTAGTGCTACAACTAGAACAGATGGAACTTCGATTGCTACAGCAGAAACTAATCTTCTATCTTTACCAGTAGGAACAAATGATAGTTTAGATGTTCGTATTTTTCTTAATACAACAGATAGTAGTGTTCGCCCATTAGTCAGTAATATTAATTTTACAGGTGATAAAGGATTTGAAATATCAGGAACTTGGGAAAGTGATTCATTTGATGGAACAGTGGTTGGTTTAGAGTGGGGTGTGGTAGCTTTTTCAACTACTATTCCAGGAGGTACGACAATAACTGTTACAGCAAGAGCTGGAGATGCTAGTGATCTTTCTGGAGAAAGTTATAGTAGTGCGTTATCAAATGGTGGCGATTTAAATCTTACTGGACGCTACATTCAGTTTAAAGTAGTGTTTACAGGTATTGCTTCTGCTAGAGCTATCTTAGATGAATTAACGGCTGAATATCAAAGTCCTCAAGCTGCGGAGGTTAGTCCATAATGAGTAAAATGTCACAAGAGGATAAAGATAGACTT